TCCAAATCATCAGGCAGGCATTGTGATTTACGGGGATGCGTCCGGGCAGAGGCTGCAGACGGCCGGAACGACGGATTATCAAATCATCAAAGAGTATTTTCGACGGACAGCGTACCAAAATCTGAAGTTTCGCGTGCCGCCAAGCAATCCGAGTGTGCGGGAGCGGATTGCTCTAGTCAACGCAAAGCTGTTTTCGGCGGACGAGGAGGTCCGGCTATTGGTCCATCCGCGCTGCACGGGTCTGGTGGCGGACTTTGAAGAGGTAACGTTCAAGCCTGAAACAAGCGTGATCGATAAAGAGCGCGACACCAAGAGGACACATTTATCGGATGCGCTGGGTTACTTGATCTGGCAGGAATATCGGCCACACGTGATGTTCGGCGAGCAGGGTCGAAGGCTCATTTGATGACGAAAGAACATCTTGATGAACATTGGCAACGTTGGTACGGATATCACGCACGAGCATCCCGAGTACGCCGCGAAGCGGGCGATGTGGAGGCAGTATCGCGACCTTTACGCAGGGGGAGCGCAGTTTATCGCCAGCGCCGATCAGTATCTGGTCCGGCGTCAAAAAGAGCCGGGAGATGTCTTTTTAGAAAGGCTGAGCCGGAGCTTCTACGAGAATTACGTGGGCTCGATCGTGGATTGGTACACAGCGACTCTGTTCCGGAGGGAGCCAGGTCTGAACTTCGAGGGAAACAGCGAGCGGTCCAAGAAGTTTTTCGGAATGTTTGCGGAAGACTGCGACCTGAAGGGCACGAATCTCTCGGAGTTCTTTAGACGGCAGTTCGTAGAGGCGCTGGTTTGCGGAAAGAGCTATGTGCTGATCGATTTTCCCAGGCTGCATGAGCCGGTGGGTACGCGGGCCGAAGAAGATGAACGGGGCGCGTCACGAGCTTACTTAGTGAGTTACGCCGCGGATGAATTAATCAATTGGAGTTACGACGAGTACGGGCAGTATCAATGGGTTGTGTTACGGACACAGAGCTTGCGCAAGGACAAGCTGGAAGATGCCGGTTGGTGGAAGCAGACACGCTGGGTTTACTACGACAAAGAAAATTACCGGATCTACGAGCAAGTGGAAGAGGGCAGCAGGCAGGGACGCGTTGAAGTGGTGGCCGAAGGGCGACATGGGTTGGCGAAGCAATCGCGGGTGCCATTGGTTGAGCTTCGAGTATCGGAAGGCTTATGGCTATTGAACAAGGCGGCTTCCCTGCAACTCGAGCACTTCAACAAGTCCAACGCGCTGGGATGGGCGCTGACGATGGGATTGTTCGCAATGCCGGTGGTGTACTCGGAACGCGACTGGGACCAGGTCATGGGCGAGTCGTACTACATACAGCTTGGTCCGCAAGACCGCTTCGGATGGACAGAGCCCCAGGGGACTGTCTATCAGATCGCGGCCGACAACCTCACGCGATTACAGGAAGAAATTTACCGCGTGTGCTATGTAAGTCACGCAGGCGGAGCCTTGTCGGGAAATGCAACGCAATCGGGCGTAAGTAAGCAGCGTGATTATGCGATCACCCAGGAGGTGCTGCGGGCCTACGGCGACGCCGTGAAGGATGCGATCAAGCGGGTGCTCCGAGCAGTTGAGGCGGCACGAGAGGACGGCCTGAGCATCGATGTGTCGGGGATGGATGAATTCGACATCGGTGATTTTGGCACGGAATTGAACGACGCCCAGCAGCTGTTGAGCCTGGGTATCGACTCGCCAACTCTGAAGAAGCAAGTTTTCAAGAAGCTTGCATTTCAGTTCCTGTGCGATGTCCGGCAAGAGGTGAAGGACCGGATCGGCCGCGAAATCGATCAAGGACAGCCATGAATGGCATGTTCTGACAAATGTTCTCGGGAGGCATATGGAAGAGGCAAAAACGGATGGGACCGAATTGCGTTCTCTGATACGCGGCGTTATTGAAGAGTTTGTACACGCCGAGCAGGTGAAGGCGGAGCCGGCGTACAAGGCGGAGCTGCTGGACGAACGCAGGCGGCGCGAGGACCTGGAGAAGCGGGTGAACGACTTGGTTCAGGAGAATGTTCACAGCCGGGAAATGGCCGAAGAGGCGGAGCGGAGCTCGTCGATTCGCGCCGAGCTACAGCGGCTGGGAGTAGCGAAAGTGGATCTGGCGTATCGCGCCGTGAGAGACGACGTTCATCGGCGAGACGATGGACAGTTGATTGCGCGAAACGGCCCAGGAGAAGTTCCTTTGCGGGACTACTTGAAGCAATTCGTGCAGGAGAATCCCGAGCTGTTGCCGGCGCGCATCACCGGTGGATCCGGAATGGGATCGGGGTCCAAGGCTGTCTCGAATACGGGCGGATTCGATCTGGACAAGATTCGGCCGGGCATGAGTCCGGAAGAACTGGAGAAGGTGCGTCAAGAGGTCTCGAGGGTGGCTAGTCAAGCACTGCGAGGCATGTGAGGAGTGTGCCGGGGAGGCGGCTGGAAGGGACGCGTTGCCCGGTGTAGGTTCAAGAACAACAAAAAGAGGTGAAGGCTAATGGGAACAATTACATCAGCAAATGTAGCAAATGCGATCGTGAAGCTGGTCGCAGTGGACGCGTTGCCGGCGCTGGTAAGCAACCTGGTGATGGGCAACCTAGTCAATCGCGACTATGAACCTACGCTGGCTAATGCGGGAGACACGGTCAACGTGCCGATTCCCCCGACCCTGGTGGCTAATAACATCGCGGAGGGTGGCACGGTTCAGACGCAGAATCCGAACCTGGGAAACGCACAGATTGTGCTGAACACGCACGTAGAGGCTACGTTTCAGATTCCGGATATCACGAAGGTGCTTGCGGTGCCGGATCTTCTGAAGCTTTACATGCAACCGGCCGTCGTGGCGATTGCGGAACGAATCGAGTCGGACATCTTAAGCCTATATTCACAGTTCAGCTCAAATGCAGCGGTGGGGACAGCGGGCATCGCACTGACGGAAGCAGTGGTAGACCAGGCAGAGACGGCGCTGTTCCAGGCGAAAGTGCCGGCCGTGGCTAGTAAGTACCTCGTGGTGGATCCGGTGAGTTACTCGGCGATGAGACAGATTCCGCGCTTCAGTGAGTATTATTCGGCTGGTGACGCGGGCTTGAGGGCACTGGTGGACGGAGCGGTTGGAAAGATCAAAGACTTCTTCGTGTTCCGATCGCAGCTGGTGCAGAAAACCGGCAGCGGTCCTGTGAATACCCATAATCTGGCCTTTGCGAGAGACGCGATCGGGCTCGTAATTCGCAGACTCCCACAACCACTTCCCGGGACCGGCGCGATCGCCGAATACGCGGAAATGGGCAACTTCGGCATCCGCGTGGTGATGAGCTATCAGCCGAATACGCTGGGGCAGCAATTCACTGTGGACGTATTGTACGGAACAGCGGTTCTTCGAAATTCGTTTGGTGTGCAAGTCAACAGCTAAGCAGCAAAGACGTTGTAGAAGCAACGCGGGCGGGCGGCAGTAACGCGCCTGTCCCGCGGTCAAGAAGGGAGCCGGATGGATCTACGTGTGTTCTTTCAAAAGCTGCGGAAAATCGAGCAGGAGATTGCAGAGCCTCATGTCGTAGTGGTGAGTCATGAAACCCCCGATGGAGGACGCGCCGGGCAGCTCGCCGAGGTTTCGCGAAGCATTGCGGCGCGGCTGATCTTAGAGGGGCACGCTCACCTAGCTACAGCGGAAGAATCGGCCGAGTTTCGAAGTGCGGCGCGAAAGGCGGTGGAGGACGCGCAGCATCGGTTGATGGCCGACAAGGTTCAAGTGAACGTGATTTCGGACGCGGACCTGAGAGCAATGAAGAGCGCGTCGCGAGCGGAAAAGCGGTAAAGAGCGTCGCGCGCAATGGCCCTATTTAACGATGGTCCCATCAGCACGGCGGCGGATCTTCAACAGTACGAGAACTCCATTCTCACTGTTGCCAGCACGGAGAACATCGATCTGGCGGCGAAACTTCTGCTTGCTCAACAGGATCTGGCGAACGAAGTAGTATTGTTTCTCCTGCGGCGGCCGCATCGGCGCGACTATTCATTGTGGGACGATTCATCTGCATCGCCGCGGTCCCGGCACCTGACGGACGTTGTGGTCACGGAGCCGTTGCGGAAATGGCACGTTCATAGAACGCTTGCACTGGTTTATCGAGACGCCTACAACAATCAGCTGAATAATCGATATCAAGGCAAGTGGGCCGAATATGAGACGCTAGCGAAGGCGAGCGCTCGGATTTATTTTCAGATCGGAGTTGGTCTAGTGGCGGATCCTGTTCCGCAGGCTGCCGTTCCCATGGTGACGAGCGTTGCGGG